GAATTTCATCTATTTCTATATTTGCATCAGAAAAAGATGCGGTATATTGTTTTAATAAAGAACAAATAACAAAACTAGCAACAAAAATTCAAACATTGCGTGATTCAAATGATTATTTAGTTGCGGTTGTGAATGCTCAAGATACAGTCATAGACTTATATCAATCTCGAACAGAAACATTTTTGAAACAATTGAATAATCGTGACCAAGTTATTGATGCTTGTAAAAAAAGAAGTGCTGAACTTGAAAAGATAAATGAAGAATTACAACCTAACTGGTATGATAATAAATTCCTTTGGTTTTTTAGTGGTGTTGGAACTGTTCTTGGAATAATGTTTGCCGTACAATGACTAAGAACTTAAAAGATATTATCAAAGAAGAATATGCAAAGTGTGCCTCCAATCCGGTATACTTTATGAAGCGTTATGCTAAAATTCAACATCCAACGCGTGGCAAAATACTTTTTGAATTATACCCATTTCAGGAAGATGTTCTAAAAGAATTTAATAACAACAGATGGAACATTGTATTAAAGTCTCGTCAGTTGGGAATATCTACACTAATTGCCGGCTATTCACTTTGGTTGATGTTATTTAATCAAGATAAAAACATTCTTGTTATTGCTACAAAACAAGAAACTGCTAAAAACTTGGTAACAAAAGTTCGTGTTATGTATGACAATATGCCAAGTTGGTTGAAGACTGGTGTTCAAGAAGATAATAAACTTTCACTTCGATTTAAAAACGGTTCACAAATAAAAGCCGTTTCTGCTGCTGCCGATTCTGCTCGTTCTGAGGCACTTTCACTTCTTATTATAGACGAGGCCGCCTTTATTGATGATATTGATAAAATATGGGCATCTGCACAACAAACACTTGCTACCGGTGGAACTGCAATTATCAACTCTACACCAAATGGTGTTGGTAACTTTTACCATAAACAATGGGTAAAGGCAATAACAAAAGAGAGTGCATTTAATCCGATAGAGTTATTGTGGCAAGTTCATCCAGACCGTGACCAAAAATGGCGTGATGAACAAGACATACTATTGGGTCCTGATATGGCAAAACAAGAATGTGATGGAAACTTCCTTGCATCTGGTCGTGCTGTAATTGATGGTGAACTTGTCCAATGGTATGAACAAACTTATGTATGTGAACCAAAAGAAAAACGTGGTGCTGAAGATGCATTTTGGATATGGGATTATCCAGAACCGAATAAAACATACATGGTTGTTGCTGACGTTGCTCGTGGTGACGGAAACGATAATTCAGCATTTCATGTTATTGATGTAGAAAACATGGAACAAGTTGCAGAATACAAAGGTAAACTTGATACAAAAACTTATGGTAATATGTTGGTATCAGTTGGAACCGAATATAATGATGCTCTTCTTGTAGTTGAAAATGCTAACATTGGTTGGGCAGTAATTCAACAAATTATTGATAGAGGTTATCCAAATCTTTATTACACATATAAAGAAGATGGTTATACTGATCCGTCTGTTCATATTCCGAGAGGATATGACTTAAAAGATAAGTCACAAATGGTTCCTGGATTTACAACAAGTGCAAAAACTAGACCGCTTCTTATTTCAAAGTTGGAAACTTATTTCCGTGAAAGATTACCAATAATAAAATCTGCTAGGTTAGTTCAAGAACTATATGTGTTTGTTTGGAACGGTGCAAAGGCGGAAGCACAACAAGGATATAATGACGATTTGGTTATGTCATTTTCTATCGGTCTGTGGGTTAGAGATACTGCACTAAAACTTCGTCAAGAGGGGTTGATGAAAACTAGAATGAGTTTGGATTACATGGGAAAATCAACAACACCACTAAAAACTTCATATCAATATGGAGATGATCGTGATGGTTGGAGCATGACTGTAAATGGTCAAAACGAAGACCTTACTTGGTTAATAAAATAATGTTTTAACATTTTTCCTACATATTTATATTAAGTTTACATTATAGAAAACAGGTGACTAATGGCTCAAAATAAATCATTATTTGATAGATTAAAAACATTATTTAGTACCAATGTTGTTGTTCGGAATGTTGGTGGTAAAAAATTAAAAGTAGTTGATACCGCTCGTTATCAAGGTGACGGAAATCCACATACATCAAAAGTGATTGACCGTTATGGTAGATTACATGGAACAAAGGGTACACCAATATCGGTATACAATCAATACAATTCCTTTTCAGCAACAAAGATAGACCTTTATACTGATTATGAAGCAATGGACACCGATGCCATTATTTCATCTGCACTTGACATTTATTCCGATGAAAGCACATTAAAGAATGACACTGGTGATGTTTTAACCATAAGAACTGATAACGATAATATCCGTAAGATATTGCGTAATCTGTTTTATGATGTTCTAAATATAGAATATAATCTTTGGCCATGGATTCGTAATCTTTGTAAATATGGTGACTTTTATTTATATCTCGATGTAAAAGAAGAATTGGGTGTAACTAATGTTGTTCCATTTTCACCATACGAGATGCAAAGAGAAGAAGGAACTGATCCAGAACATATTTACATGACAAAATTTATTTATGAAGGTCCTCTTGGCAAAGGTGAATTTCAGAATTACGAAATAGCTCACTTCCGTTTATTAGGTGATACCAACTTTTTACCTTATGGTAAATCAATGTTGGAAGGTGCAAGAAAACTTTACAAACAACTTCTTCTTATGGAAGATGCGATGTTGATACATCGTATTATGAGAGCACCTGAAAAACGTATATTCAAAGTTGATATTGGTAACATTCCACCTTCCGAAGTTGATCAATATATGAACAATCTTATGAATAGAATGAAGAAGACACCAATTATCAATGAACAAACTGGTGACTATAATCTTCGTTTTAATATGCAAAATCTGTTGGAAGACTTTTATCTTCCTGTTCGTGGAGGACAATCCGGAACATCAATAGAAACTCTATCAGGTCTTCAATATGATTCAATACAAGATATTGAATATCTTAAAAGTAAAATTTTTGCTGCTTTAAAAGTTCCAAAACCTTATTTGGGCTATGATGAAAGAACAGAAGGTAAGGCAACTCTTGCTGCACTTGATATTCGTTTTGCTAGAACAATAGAAAGAATCCAAAGAATAGTTATATCCGAATTAACAAAGATAGCCATAGTTCATTTGTATGCTCAAGGATATGAAAATGCAGATTTGGTAAACTTTGAATTAGGATTAACTGGTCCCTCTATCATATATGAACAAGAGAAAATTGCTCTTATGAAAGAAAAAGTGGACTTGGCGGGAACACTAATAGAAAAGAAACTATTTTCATTGAAATATATCTATTCAAACATATTCAATCTTTCAGAAGATGAAGCTGAGTTTGAAAAGAATGAAGTTCTCGAAGATATTAAACATATGTTCCGTCAAAAACAAATTGAAAATGAAGGAAATGATCCAGCAATTACAAAAGAATCTTTTGGAACACCACATGATATTGCAAGTATGCAAATTCGTGGTGGTGGTAAGATGATAAATGATAATGAGATTCCAGACGGTGGTTGGCCGGGTGCAGGTAGACCTGCTAAAAATTTGAATTATGCAACAGATAATAGTCCATTCGGTAGGGATCCATTAGGAAAGAAAGATGTGGGTAATACGCTAAAAGTAAATAATTCACAAAAAGTTAATTACAAAGGTGGATCTCCATTATCACTTGAAAATAAAGATATTGAAAAACTAATAGGTAGTATGTCTGGTATTAAAATAAAGACTAAACAAATAATATCTGAAAGTTTAAAACCCGCGAGTAAAAAAGAAAATGAATCAAATTTACTCGATGAAAATAATTTATTAGATGAATTATGAATTTCTCTATATTTATTCTATGAAAGTGCACACAAACAGGTATAAGGAAAAATGAAGAAAATAAAACATTCAAAGTTCAAAAATACTGCAATGTTGTTTGAGTTATTAACAAGACAAATAACATCAGACATCATTTCTTCTAATGAATCCGTTGCAATACAGATTCTTAAAAAATTCTTTAATAAGAATACAGAACTTATTAAAGAGTATAGACTGTATAAGACTTTATGTGATGAACGATTGAAGTCAGACACAAAGGCAAATATGCTTATAGAAGCTGCATTAAAGGCAAGACGAGGATTAAACAGAAATAGATTGCAGAATGAAAAGTATGAACTGATAAAAAGTATAAAAGAAAACTTTGATATAGATTCTTTTTTTCAAACAAAAGTTCAAAACTATAAACTTTTGGCATCAATATACAAAATTTTTGAATACAATGAATTAGAAAATCCTGTTGAAATAACAAAATCAAGAATAACCATACTTGAAAATATAACATCAAAACAAAATAAAACACAAATAACAGAAGATATTGCCATTGCTAATGAACCAAAAGAAGTTCGTTTAATGGCATACAAGTATTTGGTTGAAAAATTTAATACCAAATATAGTAATCTATCTGAACCGCAGAAGGTCTTATTAAGAGAATATATTGAAAACGTTAGTAATACCAATAATTTGAAGTCTTTGATTCAAACGGAAGCGGTAACAATTAAAAGATTGTTTGCAAAAAATATGCATAGAGTGAAAGACAAGTCATTGAAAATAAAATTACAAGAAGTTTCTTCTTTATTAGACGAATATCAAACTATTAAGAAAGTAGAAGAAAACCATATTTCAGCCTTACTTCGCTATTACAGTTTAATAGACGATTTATCATGGAGTAAATAATGTCAGTAAATGAAATACATCCTTATGAGTTTCCACCATCACAGGCAAATGATTTTCAAAGAATGGGGCATCCTGGAAAATTTTTAAAATCAATACCATGTGGAACCGGAACAACAAATTTTACTTCTTCAAATTATGGTGCAGGTGGTATAATAGTTCCTAGTGGGGCGGTTGGAACAGCATCATTGTCTGGTGGCGGAGAGATACCATTTTCTGTTCTTGCTGGTGCACAACGTGTATTTGAATTTTCAGTATCATCTGTTAAAGTAGATAGTGGAACCGTTTATGTTTTGATAAAAAATCAACTATCAAAATAAGGTGTTATATGAGTGTTGAATCTTTCATAAAAAAATTAAAAGAATCGGAAGAATACCGTCAGTTTACCGAAGAAATTGCTTTGGAAGAAACCAGTGTAACCGGTATGGTTGCTGGTTATGAAACACCCAAGGCATTTGCTCCAAGTGAAGAAGAATTTGAAAAACATAGTAAGGAAACAGCTGAAACACAAGGGTATACTGTTGTTCCTAAAAAAACTAAAAAAAATTATGAATCCATTTACAAACAAGCAATGGGTGTAATAAACGAAGGCACATACAATGACTTTCGTAAAGACGAAACAAGAAGTTCAAATAGAAAAATAAACGATTCTATTAAGAATATAAACAGAACAATCTATGAAGTAGAAAGAGTTGTTGAACATGCATTAAGATTGAAAACAGAAATGAATGTTGATCAAAGAACTCTTTGGGGTGAATCAATGAGTAGATTGAGAAAAATATCTGAAAGAATAAATAGAATTACAAAAAAGATTCACGAATTAGGTGCATAACATGAAACAACTACTCGTAGATACTATACTTTTTGCTGCTAATCCCAAATTGATTGCAGAATCTGAAAGAAAAAATAATGGTAAAGTTATAGTTTCGGGTGTTTTACAAAGAGCTGAAGCAAAAAATCAAAATGGTAGAGTATATCCAAAAAAGATTTTGATGCGTGAAGTTAAAAAATATGCGGAAACAAACATAAAAGAAAACCGTGCTCTCGGAGAGCTTGACCATCCAGATTCATCTGTTATCAATCTTCGTAACGTTTCTCATAATGTTCTCGGCGTAGATTGGAAAGGAAATGCC